CAAATATTTCAATTAGCAAAACCAGTTGTATGCAATGATTCTCCGGTAGTAAGAAATTGGTTAACCAACATAATGAAATTTATACCAATTGCAATGGGAACATCAAAAAATCAAATGGGCGAAATTGATGCTGTAATGTCAACGTATGTAAATCCAAGGGACGGTAGTTTTGTTGTTATAGAAGCGTTTCCAAATCGAACCAGCTGCATACTTTTTCAGGGTGTAGAATTAATGATTGACTTACCAACAGAAGAAGATGAAACCGCTATGTTACCAGATATGGCTCCAAAAATACCAGAAGGTGAAAAAGAAGAAGGATTGAAAAAATAATGAAAAAAGGATTGTTTTGGTGGCTTATTGTTTGTGCTGTATTGTTAGCAGTTTTGTTATGTTATAATGCTGGATTTCTTGTCCCAATATATGTTAATGATGCTACTGCAATTACATTTTTAATAACTACACTTTTTGTTGGTTCAACATTGTCTATTGGATACAAGAGTTTTAACAAGCATCTGCAAACCTTTAAGATAGAATGGTTTGTGTCAGATGCTTGTATGACACTTGGAATGCTCGGTACGATTATTGGATTTATGATTATGTTGTTTGGTACATTTACCAACATAACAATCATTGATACAGAGAGTATTAAAACAATTCTCAATGCAATGAGTTCTGGACTATACACAGCTTTAGGTACGACTCTAGTTGGTCTTGTATCTTCACTCGTTCTAAAAGCTCAACTGATTTTATTTGACGATGAAGAGTAAATCACCATTAGCGTTTATTGATTTCTTATTCATACTGCTGTTGTCATTCATCAGTATGTATATTCTTGCGTTGATTCTTATTAATCCAATAGCAAAAAAATCAGAGATTGAACATAAGGCAGAATATTTGATTATTGTTGAGTGGGATGAAAATTCTACAGACGATGTTGATATATGGGTTCGTGACCCCCACAAAAAAATACTATCTTTCCGAAATAGGAATATGGCCGGAATGCATCTTGACCGGGATGATATTGGTGTTATGAATGATTCTATTAAAATGCCTGATGGTACAGTTAAAGAGATAAAAATAAATCGAGAACTCGTAACATTCCGTAGTTGGGTTGCCGGTGAATATATAATCAATTTACATATGTATAATATGAGAGATAATGTTGACCGGGAAGTACGAATAACATTTTTGCGATTAAATCCATATAAGATGGTATTTGAGGAAAAGATTATACTTAAAAAACAGGGTGCTGAACACACTGTGGCTCGGGTAACAATAAAAGAAAATGGTGGAATATTGTCTATCAACCAACTACCATTTAAATTTATAGCAAGAGACTTGTTTAGTGAATACCCTACTCACGGCCCACCAAATCCCAATTTTAATGGTGGTATGCCTAATCAACCACCGGCCGCATCAGACCCGCCGGCAACAGGGGTTATCCAATGATACTGTATCTCTTATTTTTGGCTGTAGTTCTTATATCAATCACTTCTCTAGTTGCATTGATAGTACTACTAAAAAAACCAATTTGGTTATTTGTGTATATTCCTTTAGTCCTTGCTGTTATTGGGATGACAACATATACCTATGATGAACTGTTAGGAACTCCCACAACAAAAGATTTACCAAAAGATTTTATTGTTGCATCATATTTGGTAGATGAACCAAAGAACATATTCCTGTGGATTGTAAAAGACCGAAAAAAATTACTACCCATTGGTTATGTTATTCCATACACTAAACAAATGCACAAACGGCTTGAAGGAGCCAAGAAGAAGATGAGAAAAGGTGGAGGAGTAATAGAAGGAAAACGAAGAGAAGTACAGGTGAAGAAGGGTGCTAAGAAGAGTTATATCTTGGACTTTAGAAATTACAAATTCCCAGATCAACAACTACCAAGGAAAAATCACTAACTTTATATTATGAACATATTGATATTTTTTATTATTGCAATCGTTATTAGTTTTAATCCAACACATGCATCTGCCAATCAGCAGACATATTGTCTTGCACAGAACATATATTTTGAAGCGAGAAATCAATCTCTCGCTGGACAAATAGCCGTATCTCATGTTGTGCTGAACCGTGTAAAAGACAATAGATTTCCAAACACAATCTGTACAGTTATTAAACAGGGACGCCATGTACCTTCATGGAAGGATAAAACAAAACTTATCCCTAAAAGGAACAAGTGTGCGTTTAGCTGGTATTGTGATGGGAAGACAGACAAACCATACAATAAGAAGGTGTTTAGTCGTCTGTATAAGGTTGCAGAGAAGGTTAGAACAATGGTAACCGATGTTACAGGAGGTGCGTTATACTATCATTCAGTAGATGTTGCTCCATGGTGGGCAGAACATTTCACTATAACAACCATGATTGATGATCACATATTTTATAGAGAATAAATCAAAAAAGCACTTGACAATTGATGTTGGATGTGGTATAAATATAGTACAGTTTGATGAAACAAACTGAAAATTGTACAGGACGGCGGGGCAGTACCGCCCGCCTCCACCATAAGGAGATTAAATGAAAAAATATCAGAAGGAGCTTCAAAATGCGAAACCCCTTAACTCTACTCATAAAAACCCCATGTCGCTTTATATGGCGGGTGATCTTAAAAAGTCCATGTTTACGGTCTTTGGCCCTGATTATAAGGACAAAGTGTTGGCTTGTTAAGTTAGTTGCTGAGTGGATGTTTAAGGCATATATCGTTTGGAGTATTTGTGCTGATGCTTTTCTCGTTGGTGGTATTATATATCTAATCTTTTTTAATGATGTTGATTATTCCCAATGGTTTTTATACTAATCTTTTTTTGATGGGGGCGAAATAGGTTCGACTGGCAATGAATAGGAATGTGGAGAATTGTGGATTGATCACCTTATCGATCAACAACGAGAAATGCCAACGATAATGAGGCATTTGAGGATTACGCACTAGCTGCTTAATTGCTCGGGGTTTGGCGGGTGCCTAGCAACAGAAACCCGCCGCTTAACACACACACAAACACAAGGAGAAAAATTATGTCAGAAAAAAAAGGTAAAACCCCATACGAGTTGCGATTTGATACACTTTCAATGGCGAAAGATATGTTAGATCGGCAGTATGATATCGCAGTTGATGCAGCACATATGCATATGGATAAGTATGCCGAGGCCGCTGCTAATCCTAAAGAGTTCTTTGAGAAATATACACCAAAAATGTATAAACCCGAAGAAATCATTAAAACTGCAAGTGAGTTGTATAAGTTTGTTTCTGAAAAGAAATAATTTATATGACACTTCATGCTAACGCACTAAGGCGAGCATGATTTTATATAAAAGTTTCCTTACATGTGTATGGAAATAAACAAAGGAGAAATGGTGCGAATTTAGAAGCCTCCATAGTGCAATCGTTTATTGCCTCCGGCTTGGGCAACATCACGGGTGATGCCGTAATACATCCGAGGAGGGTCATGGTTAACCCCCCAACTTTAAATAAGGAATATTATGACATTAACAACAGCTAAAATTTTTACAAATACAATCGAAAATCTTGCAAAAGAAAAACAAATTACTCATATGGAAGCTGTCTTACATTATTGTGAAAAAGAAGGAATAGACCCCGCAACAATTAAATCTTTAATTTCAAAAGGACTTAAAGAAAAGATAGAAGCAAACGCAAGAGATTTGAATTTTTTACCAAAGTGTGCTCAACTACCAATATGATAAAATGAATGATAAATTTTTCAACGCAGCAAAAGAAGCTGCAATACAAGGTACTGGAACAGGTGGTCGAGGTAAAGGAAAATTCAAACTAGGCGCAGCACTTGCATATAAGAATATGTTGGTAAGTACTGGCAGCAACAGTTATAAAACACACCCCCTGATGCATAGGAGAACGGAATGGCCGTTCCTTCATGCTGAACAATTGGCACTCATCAGGAATGGGTTGGATAATTGTGAAGGTAAAGATTTGTATGTTGTTCGTGTTTTGAAAAACCTAGATTATGCTATTAGTTATCCATGTGAGGTATGTCAGCAGTTAATCATGGATGTTGGTGTTCGTAATGTGTATTATATTGATGAAAGAGGCGAGTTTGCAACATGGACCCCATTGATATCTATCTAATGTATTGTGCATTAAAGGCGCATTTCAATAGGAAAGATTACGACTTCTTTACCTACAAGGGTAAGAGCCGTGTGTCTAGGACTTCATTTTGGAAGCGTAAGGACAGATTTTTCTTCGTTAAACTTTCCAAAAAATACAATAACTACGACGATATCAAGAATTATTTCGTAGCCAATTTCATTGTAGTACGGGATGGGTATGTTGCAAATTTCACTGATGAGAATTATGAAATTTGGAAAGAGAAAAGAAGTAATTTTTACGACATATTCGCTGAAGAAATCCGGCCGTTTGTAAATGATTTCAATCCAATATTCAAGGTAAAGAAATCAGAGCATCCGCTTCTGTTAAAGGAATATCTTGGTAAGAGAGTATCATTAGAAACATTGATTATTCTTGATGAACTATTGGAATTTACCAAGAGTTGGGACCGGAGTATGGCAGAAGATTATGTTTGGTATGATGTAAATAAACTGCTACAAAAATACAAAAGGTTCTTGACAATTGATAAGAAACAGTATAGAATACAGTTAATAGATTTGATAGAGGAGTCTGATAATGAGTGATAAAAAAGTTGATGAGAATGATGCTGTTCGTAAGGAGGCACATATGGAAAACGAGATTACGCAATTGAGGTCTGGGGTTAAGACTCTAGAGTATGATTGTGCCGAGTTGGTAAAACAAAATGATGAGTTGAGTGAACGAGTCAGTAAACTCGCTTCACGGCAACCCGCCTGGCCCAAGGGGTATCGTCCCCATAGTCGCCGAGATTTTGAACGCCGTCAAGGTGGACGGCCGCAGAGAGGATAGTAACTTGCCGGAGTAGCTCAGTTGGTAGTAGCAGTTGCCTTGTAAGCATCAGGTCAGGAGTTCGAATCTTCTCTCCGGCACCAGTTATTTCTGAGGAGAAATTTCAATGAAAATTAATTATATTAGCGATCTGCATCTGGAATTTGGCCCGTTGCAATTTGAGCCAGAAGCTGGGGATATCCTTATTCTTGCTGGTGATATTTGTATTAAATGTAGGGTTGATTGGATTAATGATATTGCTAGTAGGTTTAATCATGTGATATACGTTCTTGGCAACCATGAATTTTATCGTGGCACAATAAACAATACTTATGCGAAAACAAAGAAAACCCTCGTTGATAATGTTCATCTACTGGAGAATGAAAGCATAACAATTGATGACGTTACATTTCATGGAGCAACGCTATGGTCGGATTTCCTTAATGGAAATCCAATGTCATATATGCGATGCGCTGATGCAATGAACGATTATCGATTAATTCGAGGAGGCTCAGGTAAGTATAGATTTAAACCACAAATTGCCCACAGTTTGCACAACATTTCGAAAGTGTTTTTGCAAGAGAATGTAAAGGAGGGTGATGTCGTTGTTACGCATATGGCACCTTCCTTTCTTAGTGTTCATGAAAGACATAAAAAAGATACTTACATTAATGGGTCATATGCATCTGATCTATCAGAGGTAATCCTTGACACAAAGCCAGAACTTTGGTTTCATGGTCATATGCATAATTCGGTTGACTATACTATTGGTAATACTCGTATTTTGTGTAATCCACGGGGATACGCTGATGTGGAGTTAAATCCAGAATTTACACCCAACGCTTTAATATGCTTAAAGGAAGCTTTAGAATGAAATATGATGAGGAAAAAACAGATGATGAAAATGGAAGGTGTTTTGCAAGCTGGATCGTCGTCGGCCGACGACGATCAATGAATGTTGAGGAAATGACAATGAAAGATTTAGGAATAACATGTGAGTTCGTTGATGCGATTGTCGCAGCGAAGATGGTAGAGCAGTATTATGACATTAAACGTGATATCGCCGCTCTGAAAATAAAGAGTTTTGATCGAAACCTTGAACAGTACGAGAAAGAAGACCTTGAAGATAACGAAAAGTTGCTAGATGCTACGGAAACAATGTTAAAATATTTTACACCACAGGATCAGTGGAAAAAAATAATATGCGGAAAGAGTGATGAGGATGGATGAAAGCAAGCCAAATCAAATTGATTTTGAGCAAGACCTGTTTCGTTGTTGGCATGTATGCGATGATCTAAAGACATTAGCTAGAGCAATGCTCGATAATCCCGACAGTATGAGCGAAGATGAGATATCAAACATTGTTATTGGGTTAGATGCTCTCTATGATCATCGATTCAGACAGTTGATGGACGACTTTGAGATGTTGGTTGAACAGGGGAAATTTCTATGAAAAAGGATTGGTTTTTAATTATATTAGTTGTTTTATTGGCAGCATCCATGTGTTGGTATGTAGGAAGATCATATGCTGCTGATGCTCCTGTCGCAACCAATGTAGTGCAGGGCGAAAAAGTGTTTAAGAAGAAGTGCAAAATTTGCCACAGGTTCACTAAAAACAAAATGGGCCCTGCATTGGGAAATGTTGTTGATAATAAAGCAGGTTCAGTTAAGAAATACAAGTATTCCAAGGCAATGAAAAAGTCAGAGATTATTTGGAATGTATGCAACCTCAATGACTTCTTAAAGAAACCCAAAAAGGTAATCAAAGGCACTAAGATGGTATTCAAGGGATTAAAGAAACAATCCGATAGAGATGCTGTTATCGCATTCTTGAAGGAAAACCAAACAAAATGAAAGTAGAATTAATAGACCACATGGGCAGCGATTTATCAGTAGTAAATGCTGCTCGTGTTTCTTTTGCTAAAACCCATGAAGAATTTGATGAAAAGGCAGACACCCAACTCATAAATTACCTCGCAAAACATAATCATTGGAGCCCGTTCGGACATGCATCCATACAGTTCCATATCAAGGCTCCCGTGTTCGTTGCTAGACAACTGGTAAAACATCAGGTAGGACTAGTATGGAATGAAGTGTCTAGAAGGTATGTAGATAGTGAAGTAGAGTTCTATGAACCTCTTGCATGGCGTCTTGCTGCAAAGAATAAGAAACAAGGGTCATCAGAAGAAACGACTGAATATAGTCCTGCCCCCGCATATCTTTTTGCAAAACAGTGTTATGAGAATATGTTAAAGTTAGGTATTGCACCAGAGATGGCTCGTATGATTCTACCCCAATCGATGATGACTGAATGGTATTGGAGTGGTACACTATATGCGTTTGCTCGTGTATGTAATCTACGATGCAAACCAGATGCACAAAAAGAGACACAGGACATTGCATGGAAAATCGATGAACATGCGAAAAAACTATTCCCTGTATCATGGAAGGCAATACGAAATTATGAGTGACCGACACAGAGCTCTCGTTATTGGTAATGGTGAATCTCGGTCATGGTTTACTCCCAAGAATTATAGAATGTCTAATGACGTAGTTACTTGGGGATGTAATGCAATATATCGTGATGGTTATGTTGATGCTCTTGTCTCTATTGATTACGCTATGCAACAGGAGATATATGACTCAGGGTATTGTGTAGAAAACCCAGAGTGGCCACCTCGTATTTGTTATTTTGCAAACTGGTCTGTTGTTCCCGCTGGTGTTGCAAACATGTTATTTCCAGAAACATCGTTTTTAGGTTTCCCCGGCCCATTTATTCATAAAAGTAAGAACAGAACTGATAATTGTGTTATATCAGGAAAAGATCCACAGACATTGCGTGAGAAAATTGAAGCAGCAATGGAAATGTATCCACACCTTGATATGAAAGACCTTAAAATGAAAATGGAAAAGGATGTTGGTGTTTGGATTACATATGTAGGTACGAATGATATAGTTGAAAGTATTGATTATCCGGTGGGTTGGTCTGCTGGTAATACTGCACTGTATCTTGCTAGCAAACCTAGTATGATTAAAGAGGTTTATATGTTAGGGTTTGACCTTAGTTCATATGATGACCCTTTGAATAATGTATACAAGGGCACCAAAAATTATCTACCAGCTACTGCAAAAGGATTTAATCAAGTGAATTGGTATAATCAAATGGAAATTGTGTTTAAAGCATTTCACCACATTAATTTTTTTCTGGTAGATTCAGCAGTTCAATTCGAAGAAAATAATGTATCACATATAACCAAAAATGAATTATGTGATGCTCTTGAAATTACTGAAATTTAATCAACATAAATAGTAAATGGAACTTGACATTCCATACAAAACAGTATATAATAATAAAATTAACATACGATAACATACATTAACATAAGGAGATATGAAATGTCGTTAGCTCAAATGAAGAAGCAAAACTCTTTGGATAAACTGCTTGGTGCAGCACAGTCCGAAACACAACCCCTAGATAAGAAGTCCTATGTGGATGAACGGATCTGGAAGCCAGAACTTGATAAATCAGGTAATGGTTATGCAGTAATTCGTTTTTTACCAGCAGTAGAAGGTGAAGATATGCCATGGGCCAAACTCTGGAATCATGCATTTCAGGGACCAACTGGTCAGTGGTATATTGAGAACTCTCTTACTACCCTTGGACAAAATGATCCTGTATCAGAAATGAATTCTGCATACTGGAACTCTGGTGTAGAGTCTGATAAGGAAATCGCTCGTCGCCAGAAGCGTAAGCTACAATACTATGCCAACATTTATGTTGTGAAAGATCCTAAGCATCCAGAACATGAAGGTAAGGTTTTCCTATATCGTTTCGGTAAGAAAATCTTCGATAAAATCATGGAGTCGATGCAGCCTGCGTTTGATGATGAAACTGCAATCAATCCTTTCGATTTTTGGAAGGGCGCGAATTTCAAGTTGAAGATTCGTAAGGTAGATGGTTATTGGAACTACGATAAGTCAGAGTTCGAAATACCGTCAGCATTGTTTGATGAT